AAACTTTAAGACGTTTCGTTTGCCGTTCTCAAGATCAAGATACAGAACACGCGGCTTGTCAGTGAGGATAAAGGGACCGTAATTCATTTTGCCGACACATGCTGCATACAACATGTTACGAGCGAACATAGATTTACCGTGACCACTATAGCCAAAGATCATAGTAAGACTTGCATCATTGGATGGAATGATTGGATCGACAAACCAAGTTTGCTCACCGATAGTCTTAGCAAGGCTATCAATAGAAGCGGTAGTAATCGGCTCGAATTTGGTAGCCTCTTTAGGTTCTGGTTTGTACTGTTCTTCTATTTCTTCTTTGCGCCCAAGATCACGCATGATCCCCTTTATCTTTGTATCAGGGAAAGGGTCTTCCATAAATGTATTACACCATAGCATTGCTTGGTCGTAGATTTCTTGACCAGTTAAATCACTGGCTATCAGATGCCCGACCCAGCTAACGATACGGTTATGGCATGTATCACCAGCTTGTAACTTTCTACCTTCTCTATCGACAAATGCTTCCGCTTCTTCCCATGCGTTTGTTCTTCTCTTAACCAGACTTCTATCAATTTCTTCATAGCAAGAATGGGTGTGTATAGGGACAACGTTACTGCCACCAGCAAGCGGTCCATTGTAACGCGGTAAATCAGAGGGGTCACAATCAGGAAGCGGCGAGAAAACTTTATCGACTGACGGTGGAGCAAGAACGTATGACGCTTCAGCTTGTAGATCAATTTTATCGTGAAGCTTTCCTTTTTGAATGTGTGTGTCATTAAAGAAGTAAAAGTGAAAACCCTTTCGGGTCTTCACTCTATAAGGAGTTCTATCCCACCCCTTCTCCTTTGCAAGCTTTGTTGCTTCTTCGTCGTCTGTATCGACAACAGCAAGCTTGCTTATTTGTCCACATATCACCGCAATGTCATAGTCATTATTTCCAAACCAGCTATGGATTTCATCCTCTGTTGGATGTCTATGTTGGTATTCTTTCCATGCGATTGCGGGGACTTTTTGTCCCTTCCGTATTGGTATAACTGACCAGCCACGATCTAAATATTCAAGTGCTGTGTCCAGTATTGTTTGCGTCATACTCGCCCTCTTGTTCAAAGTAATCGTTAATGTCCAACTCTGGGTTGGCTTCTTTAATTTTTGATAAGTGATGTGAACCAATGAACGCTCGACGCACCCATCCATAGGGTACTGTACGACCTATGCCAACTTGCTTGGCAACCGCACTAGCACCCCCCAGATCATTCAGTAATTTTTGAATGTTGAAGTGCATAAAGTTTCCTACTTGTATTGGTGTAACAGATGTGTTACTAACACAACGAACACAACTTATGCAACGGTTAATTTAATGAGTGACAAAATTTCTTATGAGGACATTCCTCTACATAGAAAGCCACGTAGCCAGCGGTTAGATGAATACGCTGAACAATACAAAAAATACCATGACCAATTAGAAAAGATAAAAGTCTCTCTCGAATATTTGAAAGAACAAATATTAGCTGAGTTCTCCGAAGATGCAGATGATATTGAATTGCACCTTGAGGATGAAGGTCATTTAAAAATAACAACGCCTATCAAGTATGATTGGGACAAGTCAATGCTATCTGAAATGTTTCAAGGTAGCGACTTACCCGAATGTGTATCTACAAATTTTACAGTTTCCAAACGTCTTTACGATGCCGCAGACGTTGAGGTGAAAGATAAACTTCGTCGAGCATTGACGATTAAACGCGGCACAACCACGATCAAGGTAATGAAAACATGAAAATTAAACCTTTTAGCACAGGGGATGTAAAGAACATCCACTTAAACACTCTGATCTATGGTCACGCGGGGGCTGGTAAAACCACCGCACTTGGACATTTCCAAGAAACTTTTGGTAAGGGATTAATCTTATCAGGCGAAGGTGGCCTAGCTTCTATTGCAGATAGGAACATAGACTTCCTTCCATTTTATTCTTTTGACCATCCCGTAGATCAAAAGAAATATCCAGGAGGTCATAGCTTTAAAGACTTGATGGCATACCTTACTTCAGACGAATTTAAAAATTCGGATTACAAGTGGGTTGCGATTGATAGCTTTACAGAATTAAGTCGTCGCGCTTTTACTGAAGCCACTCTTGAAAACGACAACCCAAAAGACGGTTTTAAGAAGTACGATCTTTACACACAAAAGATTGATCCGATGATTAATGATTTGCGTGACTTACCCATCCATGTTGTTTGCACCGCACTTGCGACTGAGAGCAAGGATGAAAACGGCATGACAAACTTTTGGCCTATGCTTCATCAGAAGTCTAAGGTTGAGGCTTTTTGCGGAACCTTCGATGTTGTAGCTGCACTGATTAACAAGTCTGAGACAGTGAAGAACGCTGAAGGTAAAACCAAAATGAAGATGCACAGATACACATTAACAGGCAATGTATCTGGTTGGCATGGCAAGACAAGGGATTGTCATGGACGCATTCGAGTAGCCGAAGAAGGTACGAATGTAGCGTCACTGGTTAAAAGATTAGTGATGAATAAAGATGAATTTGAAAACACAAAGAAGCAAGGAATAGCCGCATGAGTTATCTTAATATTGATAGAAGTCAGGTTAATCGTAATAGAGAACGACCACAAGGAATGAGCCTTTTAGGTAAAGGTGATCACGAAGTAATTATAGAAAGCTGTCAGGTCACACAGACTTCCAAGGGTTACGATCAGCTTGAGATAAATTATAAAAACGAAAGCGGCTCTCGAAAGCAATGGATTTTGTTTGGTCACACAAACGAAATGACAAAGCGAATTGCCATCGAACAGTTGGATGATCTGCTTCTCGCTCTTGATTATAAAAAGAATGATGTGCCAGATGTGTCTTGGTATGAAGGTAAGCCAGTTAAGATTACTATATACGCTGGGAAAAAAGATACGGAGTTAAGAGTCCAACAAACTCGTAGGTCTGCAATGTTAGATACAGTAAGTTCATCAGACTTTAGCGGCTCTGATCTTGAAGATGAAATTCCTTTCGGAGACTAATGAACCATCCTGTCCACCCAAAAGCCCTTGAGATAATTGAGGCGATTGACACTGGCTTCTCTNAAGAAGCTAGTCGTCGTGGNGAAGCNCGNTGCTATATCGGTGCTTCAACGGGTCACGATTGCGTGGCCCGTCTTCAATTATCTTTGCGTGGTTTTCCAGACGATCCTGTTGATCCGCAATTGCAGCGTATCTTTCGTGAAGGTCATAGGCTCGAAGAACAAGTTGTCAGAGATTTAAAATGGATGGCTGATCTACGTGTGTATGAAAAGGATAGTCTTTCTGGAAGACAGCACTCACGCTCTTGGTTGGGTGGTCATATAGTCTGTCATAGTGATGGGCTAGTAGATTTAGAGGATGGATCAGAACAACTCATTCTCGAAATTAAATCTATGAATGAAGCCAACTTCAATAAGTTTGTGAAGTATGGAGTGAAAGCTTCACACAAAAAATATTACTCACAGATGATGATGATGATGGCGATGTTTGGAATTGAGCGTAGCTTGTTTGTTAGTTACTGTAAAAATAACTCTAAGTACCACATAGAAATCGTTCACTTCGACCAATCNGAATGGGACGAAATCTATAGTAACATTCAATCTGCGCTTGATGGACATGCTGGTAGGATAGCGGCTTACCCCGAAGATTGGCGGTGTAAGATGTGCTTTAAGAAAACGGCTTGTTGGGAACAACCCCCGCTAACGCCAGCATGTCGCTTTTGCAAACATTCAAAGCCAAATGAAAAGGGTGGCTTTTCGTGCAGCTTAACAGGCAAGGAAGAAGACAATCCGTGTGCAAAATTTGAACAGATAAAAATGGACGCGAAAATATGAAACAGGCAGATGTCCCTTGGGACGAAATAAGTAATACTCAAAAAGATATTATCAGAAAAAAAGCTGAGATAGAAAGTATCGCGGATCGGATTGTCCAACTNGAAAAGGACAANGATAGTTACGACGATCTGCATAAGGCTNGGATGAAATTAAAACACGTCAAAGATACTTTGATGGAGTTAGAAGTTAAGGCAGTTGAACAGAACGTCGATCTGATTAAGCTTGGCTTGATTGCGAGTTTGCCGAATGGGTAAGCGACTAGCAGACGAACCGATAGAGGAAGGTCAAGAACTTATCTCTGGTGATCGGCATGAAGAATACGGCGAAGCTATCCAGAATATGAGCGACATAGTTGCGGGGTGGAATGTTATAATAACTATCGCAATGGAAACATATGGGCGGCTTATGCCGTTTCATGTATGTCTAATGATGGATTGGCTGAAGACTTGTCGAGCGTGTAGAACGCCTGACAAAAAGGATAGTTACTCTGACAAAGTAGGCTATGCGGGTCTTGCNTACGAGTGTGCNATTAAAGGGACGACACNACCGAAATAACTAATACCATTATAGTATTCATTTTTTCTCCATACTCCTACCCCGCTTTTTGCGGGGTACTTTTTGAGCATGACGGGCTATGCGTAAGTCTCTCGTAATGATCATAACACGACCATCACGATATAGAACGTACTTACCTTGACGCTCTACTAGCTTATCCCCTTGCACCTTTTTCACCAGCGATTAGGTCAACACCTTTCTCTCGAACACCAGACATTTGACCAGCAACAGGCAAGCGACTNAGGATTGCGCGAACCGCTGCACGTTCTTTGCCGTTAGTTCCTTCACCGCTGATTGCATCACCAGCCGCCGACATACCGCCACCAAGAACTGTAAGGGCATCGAAGAACAATCCTGTTGTCGGACCAGCAAATGTTTGAGCAACTCTGACTTGACCGTATGCTCCGTTGTCAGCTTGNTGAACGGTATCGTACATAAGTTCTCCAAGGATACCCAAGCCACCCATTGTCATAAAGCCATCCCAATACCAGCCCAAAGCTTTGTCGGCATTCTCAGACATCATTCCTTCAAGTGGCGTAATTGTTTTTGATAGCTTACGATCTCTGAACTCTGCTTCACGGTTTTCTTCACCGCCTCGCATTTGAACAACGTCCTTTACGTTTGCCGCTGTAAAGCCCATCGCTGGACCCGCTGTCATATAGAGAAGCGCGGGTGCAAAGTTAGGATCATCTTTTCGTAACGCCTCAGAAAAAGCATATCTACCGAGTCGAAGCATCTTGAGTGGGAAAGACTTGAGTTGGAATATTAGTTGTCCCGCTGGTGTAGTTGCCCATTGTGGTAGATCATTTTTATTTGGCGCAAAGATACTTTCATTTGCGAACTTAATCATACCGCCTGATATTTTTTCATACAAAGGGTGTTCGGCTTGAGTACCACCACTTCTCATTATCATGTCGATATGTGGCGCACCTTTCTGATACAATTCTTGTAATCCAAATTCATCTAAGGCTCTCTTAGCTAGTCGCCCTTGTCTTGTGTTTGGATGCTCGGCAGCAATCCGCGCACTTGCTTTGAAGTGTTCAAAGGCTGTAGCACCAGCAATCTCTCGCATCATATCTGTCCAAGGTGTTAGACCCGTAGCAGTGAAGAANCCCGTAGTGAAACGGTTAGCATCAATACCATANNNGTTNGCCATTCTTTGATGNACTNNNTTTTCNACNGCAACNCCNNNGTTTCTAATCATGTCACGATANGCTGATCCAGCAACAGGATCGGTAGCAAAGTTTTTAATAGCTGATGTCCATGCTCGAAAGTTACCTGATCTAATAAGAGGTAACACCAAATCGCCTAAAGAAGTTAGAGTTGTAAACGACAAGAGGGTTACGCCATTAACCATACGCAATGCTGATGAAGCTTTACGCCACGCTTCCGAACCATTGGGTTTGTTCATTAACAAGTCGATGTAGTTCTCAGCGTGTTTGGCATTTGCCTCACTTGGAAACTTAGTAAACCCGTTAGTGTCTTCTAATGCAGACGCAATAGCCTCGGCACGTTTGCGAAAGTTCTTACGCATTTGGTCACTAAATTCATCACTGTCTGGTGTTGGGGCCATAAGGTCCATGATGTCTCGCACCATGTCGTCTTTGTTAGCACCACTCGCGGCTTTGCGAACAAGGTTAGCAGTAAAGAAGTCAGCACCTTTTTTCGTAGCAAACGGAGCCTTAAACAATGCAGAGTTGCCTGTTGCTTTAAACACCGCTGCACCATTTAAATCTGGTTCGTTACCAGACGAAAGCACATGGTAGTCTGACTTGAGTATCTTGTCGCTTGATAGAAGTCGAGCAACAGCATCAGAACGATTGCGGATAATAGCCATATAGTCATGTAAAGCATGGGCTTGTGGACCAAACCTTTCAGATATGTCTAAACGTCTTTCAACATTTTCTGTGTACTTCGACATGACAACCATCAGGTCGCCCTCTAAAAAACCACCAAGAAATTTTTTCTGATTGGTCGGGTCCATAAACTCAGGGTACTGATCGAGTCGAAGCATACGCTGTTTAAGAAAGTCTTCATTACCACCACCATCATTAAAGATTTGACTACGGGGTAGGTTTGCACCCCCATCTTCTTCAACAATTTGTTTCGTAATTCTTTTTGCTTTTTCTAACGCTTCTCTTTTCTTGAGCATTGCATTACCGCCATGACGGTTTATGTCTTCCGCAATAAAGAAATCAGCAAGCATACTTTCAAACTCAGGACGACGTGCATTGATTAAATCTGTGCGCCAAATCTGAGGAAAATAATTCTCAACAATTACTCCAACGTCTTCACCAGCTTGGGCAAGCCTCGACCTTATTTCATCTAGGTATCCGCGAAGCATGTTGTAAATTTCTTTTTCTTTTGGTTTTAATTTTTTCACACCATCTTCGTTTCGTAATGCAGCCGCAATACGCTGGTGTGATTTCGGCTGTGTCTCCGCACGAGTAGGATTAAACCCAAAGAAGTTACTCTCTGAATTTCCGAACCTTCGGGAAAGAGCCTCGGATGTGGTATCATACATTTGTTTTAAACCAGCATCAAACCAACGACCCATTGGGTTTTTACTATCTGGTAATTCGCTCAAGGCTCTTGTTACTGGTTGAAGGATACGTGCCATCTTGCCGTGAATGCGCTCATAGTGACCGCCACTACCATCAGCGGGTTCAGCAAAGTCGGCAACATAATTCATGCCTGATCGACGTATGATCCCTGATTGAGTATCAGTAGTTAAGGCCGTGCGAACTGCCTCGACCTCACCAGTTTTCAAACTCTTACCTCGACGCATATTTACGGTAGCTTTTAAATAGTTTGGATCAGCACCAGCCTGTTCTAAAACATTAGCGGCTCTTTTAACTGCATCTTCACCACCATCCGAAGCAATACGGGCCTCTGACATAATGAAGTTATTAACTCCTGATCCTATTTCCTTTTCACCCAACAATGGTTTTGCATGAAGCAACTCAGGGCTATCCACACTGCGAACATTCTTTGGAGAAACAAGAACAGTCTCACCGTCTACTGTGATAGTTGAATAATTATTACGCCGCATAATGCGTCGTAGTTCTTCGGCACTACCAGCAATGCTAGACAGGGTTTCAAAAACTTGCCGCCCCGTAAACACACCCACATTATTTTCTATCGCTCTGTCAACTTGTCGAATTATTTCTGGTGAGTTTGCAGTTCTTTTTATAGCATCAGTAATGCCCTTAACGACATCAGCTTTAAATGTCATTTGATGTCCAAACACGGCTGGTTTACTGTCTCTTAAAAAGACTGCTTTTGCCTTAGTCATGTCAGTTGCGCCGAACCGTTCTATTTCCTTGGTTACAACACCATCAAACAAGTAATGATCCCCTAGATCACTAGATGAACCATCAGTCCTCATACCATTGATACCATTACGAACAGCCTCAGATTGACCGATCAAGTCAGACACAACTTCTTTACGGGCTGTTGGTGCGCTTTCAATAATCTGATCACGCATATTTGCCATAGTGTTCGTCGGGCGTTCTGTGATCTGAGGCATGTTGCCAAACATAGGGTCTACGTCTGCCCCTGTTACAAAGAACACTCTTACATCATCTGCGCCCGTAAAGTCCTTTACTGCATCAACACTCGCTTGTGACATACGACCAAGTGTTTCACTCGCATACTCTGTAGCAAACTCAGCGGGTACTTCATTACCATAAACAGCGGCGGGAGAACCACGAGATAGAACACTATCGGCTTTCATATCGCCGTACATAGTAAGCGGCAAGAACCTTTGCCGTGCTTTGGGATTTACAATTAGACCATTAACAGAATACGCAATAGCTTCTCGCATTGCATCACGAGCGTCATTGATTGCATCCTCGACTTCAAAGCCATCGACCTCTGGTAATGTGTCTTTAATTTGCTGCATCAAAACACGATCCACTTGCATGTCTACATCTTCGACTACAAGCTGTTCCAAAATACTATCGGCATCATAGCCCATTCGTGCCGCTGTTTTTTCTAGTAGGTTACGAGTTCCGTCCTCAAGAATATGTGTAGGATATAGACGCTTGGATAGTTCCCTTACTGTCTGGGTTATATCGTCTGTTTCCAAGTTTGCAGCTAATCGTCTAACTACGTTTCGGAACTCTTTGAATGCGTCTGTCTTAGTGCTAGGCGACATGTTAAAACCTAGACCTACCATTCTCATAGCAAGCCTACGGGCAGCGTTCATTTTCTGTGGCGTTCTATGTTTAATCTCGCCTAAGAAATCAGATAGAATAAAGGGTGTACTTTGCCCTATACCAACATCAGCCTCACCGCCCCTGTCAAATGCAGCCTCAACTTTAGCTGCATTAATTACGGCTTGGCTATCAGGCACTACTGCTTTCTTTTGTTTTTTAAGATTACGGCGTTTAAATTCCCAAGCTACGTCTTGAATTTTCTTTTTATCACCAGTGCCAATTAGACCTTCTCTTAAAATTGCGGCTAACTCTGGACCTTTAGCCATTTGATACGGTCCTTCGGGGCCAGCTTTTGTTGTTCTTTGAATAGTAGCTGGACCATCGACATCCATATTTGTCAAAAGTATTCTGTTCATTTGGTTAGCTATGTTAATAGCTTTTTTACTTTGTGAGAATTTTGTGACTGTAGTAGCTACCTTTTCTAACTCAGCAACAAGCGGTACTAAATCAGGATATTCAGTCGCGGCAATACCATCGAACTCAGCTTCATTAAAATCTGTTTTCTTAGACTGTAATGCCTTGACTGCTTTCTCGACTAAGTTTTTACGCTTACCTCTTTCTTGTTTAGTTTTCTTGAAGTTTTCGTCGGCCCTTGCGCTTGCCTCTATAGCTTGCATACCAGCGTTTTTTCTATTCTCTAAAGTAATAGCGTCAAGCTGTGCTGTTGGAATGTCGCCATGTTCAAGGCGATAGTATGCGTCATTGATCTGCGTCATTGCTTTATCAATTGTCGGAACAATTTCTTCATCGAAAATTTTGCGTAACGCTTGATAGTCTTCTAGCGGGTATTCGGTTGCAGTAGTTATTTGAGGGTCTTTTCCAGGAGGCAAAACACCGTCAACTTCGGTAACATTTACGGCAACACCATCAGCCCGAATATTTGCATTTCGCTCTCTACCAATACCTAGCTGTTCGAGGCGAGTGACTATACCTTTAAGTTTACCGCCTACGCCATTTTCTTTGACTGCTTCTAACATGCCAGAATAGCCTTTGTAGTCTTCACCTTTTCGCCGTGCATATGCCTTTGCATCTTTTTCACTAGCTGTAAGTCTACGAAGCTGGGCTTCTAGCCCGTGTTCTGGTTCTTTGATCTTTTCGATAAACGTACCTATATCCGCATTCTCAAGGGCGCGGTTTACTTCACCTCTCCCTACCCTCAAGTTCTCATAGTTTGCTAGAAGTGTAAGTGAAAACTTATTGCTTGGTTCTTTTGGACGTAAGAACTGCTTTCGCATCTGAAGGTCTTTACGCTTAATCAACTTGTCAAAGATAGGCTCTAACTCAGGATCAAGAATTTCCTTACGAGACATTATATACCAAAGCTTTTTGACTAGCTTCATAGTCTTCTTAAAGAACGGCTCATTAGGCCACATCATCAAGTCATATTTGTGGTTCATAAATAGAGCGAACTGGTTAGCAAAGTATTCGGCTGGTGTATCTAGTGCATTGCCAAACCCAACCGCATCTTTAGTCCCCTTGAAATATGGGCTGCGTAACGCGATGTCTCGCATGGCATCACGATCACCTTCATTATAAAGGCGACCCTCTGCATCATAGTAACCGTCGATTGCGGTCCAGAACTCACTCTTATCTCGGTTAGATAATAAATTGTTATATAACCAATGCCCAAGTTCATGTGCTACTATATGAGTTTCGCTTAAACCTTTTGTCTTTGCCGTGTTGCCAATAGCATCGGTATTAAGCTGAATACGATTAAGTGCATCATTACGATCATTGACATACCTACCAAGCACATCAGCATCCATGTCAGCACTTTCAAAAATAGGTGCTAACGTATCAGGCACAACCATTCGGATCATGCGTTCTATGTTTTTACGAGTGGTAGGGCTTGCGCCAGTGATGATAGAGTTTACTTGTTCGATACTTGTTTCAATATCAACCGCTGGTTTGCGGATACCGTTAGGTGCAATGCTTCCGTTTAAGCCATGCAAAACAGACAATATTTTTAGTCTTTGCTTGTTATTCATTGGGATGCTTTGACCATTAATATTGTATTCAATTTCCCAAGGCGCATTGTCTATGACAGCTTCCAAGCGTGTTAAGTCTCTTAGCGTAACTTGATGTCCATGAATATCGTCTGGTTTACGAATGTCTCCGATAAGATTAATGTTTTTATTTCGAGCAAGTGAGTAGGCAAAATACAAACTGTTTAATTCATCTGTTGTCAGCGAGTTAGTTTCAATCACCATTGCATCGCCGCGAGACTGCAAATCAATCGGGGCTGGTGGTGCTGTAGGATCGGTTCGATTTATTTCACCGATTTTGTTGCTATCATTCAATGGTTCAAAAGCTTCAACCATCGCATCCATGTCAGACTTCTTAGATCGCATAGAAGCTGGAACGTAACCGATATACCAATCTTTAGCGTTTTCATTTCCTAGTAATGCCTCTGCACTTTTGCCGCTGTCGATCTGGCCTTTTGTTAAAATTTTCGAGAGAATGATACGGCCCTCTCCATCGAACTCTTTACGAGGAATTGCAGCCATAATCTTTTTGCCACGAGTGTTGGGAATACCAGCTTTTACTCGCTCTATGATTTCACCGTTTCGCCCTACAACATCTATTTTTGTAGGCGTGACCATTGCATTTTCGGCACGTTCTTCTAACCGCTGAACTTCAGCTTTAAATTCTTCCTTCGTTAGTTTCTTTTTTTCTAACTGATCTAAAAGTTTTTGTTTTTCATTTGAAAACTGTCGGTCTGTAAAAATTGGAGCGTCTTCACCTTTTAGCAATGAGTATTCAGCATTAGTATTAATGCCTTGATCTTGCATTGCTTTGAGGGCCACATCTAAATTTTTAAATGACTTGCCAGTGACGGGAACATAATAGGCAGTAATAGAACCATCGGTGCTACTGGTTACACCATCGGCGTGTCGATCACCGATAAAGGATGTGTAACCATAGTATAACTTTCCTCTGCCTTTTGCAGCATCAGTTTCAGCCATTACCTTTACAGTTGATTTGGCAAATTCTGGCGGTCTAGTACCCGTTGCATCTGTAGCAAAGTTACCACCACCAATATTCTTACTACGTTTGATTGCGCTTGATACGCCTTGATCTGCTTCTACAAAATCAGGGTTCTTGATCAGGCGTCCAGTTTCCATATCAGTAATAAATGGTGGCACGTCTTCCAGACGATCCATTGATACTTGAGTACGGTCAGCCTTGCGTCCAAACTCAGGACGTAAACGACGGTTAAGTTCGTTAAACTGCTTCTCAGTAATTTTGCCAGCGGCTTTATCTTTTCGCAGTTGTTTTAGTTGTGCCGCAATACGAGGGTCGCTAGTGGGCGACCCAATATCTCTAGGTTCAACTTGTGCATTTGCTCTGGCAATCGCTAGGTTATATAAACGCTCTCGTACTTTAGGCGTATCAAAGCCAGAAAACGCTTCAGTGTTAAGAAGACGGGATTGTATGGCTACAATCGGATCACCGTCCACACCTTCAGCGGCTTTCATCAGTTCTCGTACTCTGTCGTCAGTGTCGCTTTCGATTTTTTGGATACGAGGGTTTACTATTTCTTCCTCGTCTATTGGTGCTTTCTCGGCTGCTTCAGCTTCTTCGGATGCTTTACCTTCCTGTTTTGATCCTTCCTGACTAACCGCATCTTTGGTTGCATCTGTAACATCTTCCTCTGACACAACCTCTGGTGCTGCACGGCGTTCATCAATGATCTTTTGTATATCGGCAATGGCGTCATTACCGACAAGGCTTGTCGAAGTAAGTCTTATTTTTCCTTCTTTAGCTAATGCTTGTACTTCTTGAGTTGTAATAACATCTTGGTTCGCCTCAAGCATTTGAGACAAGGCTTCTTTATTTTTTCCTCTTGCTTTTAACTCAGGTAAATCGGCTGCTTCAGCCTCGCTAGTATCTTCAACTTTTGTACGAGTAGATGTAAAGATTACTTCTTCGCCCTCTGCATCTACATTAACATTTGCATCTGCATCAACGTTTGCATCTGCATCGACGCTTGCATCTACTTCTGGTTCCTCGGCTGTCTGAGAACTTATACGATCACGGGGCGGTAAACGTTTCTTAGCTGTAGTTGTTTGAAATTCGTCTAACGTCTTATTGTATTCAGTGCGGATATTAGCAACATCAACATTATTCTTTTGACCGTCTTGTATCTGTTTAGCCAGATCATCCATCTTTGTATTTAGATCATCGACCAATGCACCATCAGCTTCAATGTCTGAAAGTTCCATATCAATCGCTTCAATCTGTTCTTTAACAGCATCACGATCTAGGTCTAAACTTTCGTCTGCTAATTGAGCGTCTAAAGCATCGCGCTCACGGGCTAGGGCTTGCGTTCTTGTAGTTAAATTTTGTCCAAGAGTTGTTGTCTTTTGCCACTCAGCTACATTGTCAGCATAGTCACCGCCTAAGAAACGGTTCACTACTGGCAAGCTTCTTCCTATTTGGCTGGTTCCAAATGTATCAAGGGCTGCACCCGCCGCACCCGATAATGTACTATCAAGAGCAACAGAGCCAGCAAACCGACCAACATTAAATCCATCTGATACGCCTTGCTGTATCTCTGTAGCTTGCTGCATTGCGTCCAAGCCACCACCGACTGCACCACCGATAAGCATTTCTTGTTTACCAGCTTGCAATGCACCAGCGGTACGGGCAGCTTTCTTTGATTGATCAAGAGTTTTACCAGCGGCACGGGCTACGTTAAATGCAGTTTTAGCTTTTGCCGCCTGACCAGCAACAGGGATAAGATTGGTAGGATCAAGAACAGCGGCTTTACCGTAGTCCCAAACTCGGTCTAATGTCGTACCCCGTTGCGGAGCATTAGCCCATATCTTTGACAGTCTAGCTAGGCGGTCCCGATCATCACCAGCCATTGTGCTTTCAACTAGAGCACCCGCCGCACCTAAAGTATTAACGTCGTTCCATCTACGATCAGAGTAGAACTTGTCCCACATGTCAGCATAGTTTTCAAACGTAACGCCTTGGGCTGCATAATAATCTCGCACATCTTTGATTGCGTCCTGATTAGTAAGCAAATCAACACCATGTAAATCGGTGTAAGATGTAGAACTTTGGGAAGGTGCGTTGAAAGAAAAGCTCGTGCCAAGGGCATCGCTAATTAGTTTTTTATCTGCCATGTGTAGGTACTCCATTTAACCTCGTTACAGATTAAATGAATGTACCCCTTCAATCGTCCCTTTTTTATGGACGAATGGGGTTTAAGTTACCGTCTTCATCAACCAAAGGATTTTCAAAAAGATCAAAGTTAGGGAATGCGTAATTGAACCTATCGACTGCGCCACCTATTATGTTTTGCGGAACAGATAGTATTTGTTCTTCCGCTGTTTTCACACCAGCCGCCTGTCGCATTTCGGTTGCTGTAGGCATTTCCATACCAAGTTCATCGAAAATCATTTTCATTACGGTTAAGTAATCAGTTACCTCAGTACCACCAGAAACCAAACGATCAACAAAATTATTCATATCTTGACCTTGATATGGGCCAAACGGAACTTCTCCCGTTGAAGTCCGTCTACTATCAATAGACCCTTGGTATTGCGTTTTAGGAAGCAAGGCTTTGTCAGTTTGTTCCAATCGAGCGAAGACCATATTTGCAAGTTCCGCTGGTGTTTTCTCTACGCCCTGTTGTGCAAAATTATCCATCGCAGATTTAAGTTCAGCCGCATAATTAGATACTATTTTTGGTAGGTCTAAAGCCTCTGGGTTTGGTGGATTACCTTCAGAGGCGATAGACATTCTTGTTTTAAGGTCGAGAATAGTATTCGCTATACCTTCGCCAACAGTCTCAAGATCATCAGCTTGCTTCCTTAGTTTATCAACCTCGGCTCTTGCAGCCTTAACTGCATTTCGATCATTGTTGTAAAAATCATTAGCCGCTAATTGCTCTAGTCGATCTGCTTTAGAACGAAGATCACTTGCTGATACCATTACCTTGTTTAGTTCGGTTCTCGCTTGATTGCCTAGCTCTTGAATATCAATAACGTTTTGTGCGCTTATTGTCTGTGACAGTAATTGCTCACCATTATCTAGTATTTTAGAAATATCGTTTCTGTTGATCTGACTTAGAATTTCTGACGCTTCATTAGTTACGTTACCTTGAACAGCCTCTAACGTTGTTTCTGTCTGATCGAAAATATCTTTTTGATCCCTAATCATTCCTTTGATTTGGTTTTGAACTTCATCAGCAAAATCACGATCACCTAGTTTTACAACGTCAGCCATTCCAGCATAACCTTTTTCGGTTAATGCTTTCTGGATTGCTATACGTTCAATATCGTTTAAGCCTTCTCCGCTTCTAAGCATTTCGTCATACGCTTGTGCAAAGTGCATTTGATCCAAAGGAACCTCTGCACCAGTACCTTCAGCACCCGCTTCTCGTTTACGAATGTCTAAGGCTGCGCGAGTTATGTTTGCAATAATTGATTGGTCGTTTGCATTTATACCGTACATACCCATGCTAGTTAAATGTGTTGCGACTTGGTTGCTTAACTGTGCCACATCAATGTTTTGCTGTGTGCTTGCCTGATCACTGTCGGGATTTAAAGCAATCTCACCTTCGACTATGTTTTTAATTAAATCGAAATTACCGTTTGCATCAACATACCCACGATCAGATAATGCCTCTTGAGTAGCAGTAAGAATGTCTTGTTCCTCTGCCCTATTTTTTTCGTCTAATACCTCGCCTCGAATATCATCTAAAGCTACATGTAACTTTGGTAAATACTCGGCTGGATCAGTCCCTTGTAAATCAGGATCAGCTTCAATAGCTAATCTAAACTGTTCAGCTATTTCATCATTCGTTTCATAGCCTTGTGTATTTACTTTACTAAGCACGTCTGCATAAATTTTTTCTAACTTAGCATTATTAAGTTTATTAAGTTCACCCGTCCTAAATGTAAGTTGACCACGAGCCTCCGTTTCTATTTCTGTTTTTTGGGCGTCAGTAAGTAGATCATTATACTTAGCATACTCCGCTTCCATAAGACTTTTAAAAATATTATCGTCGTCTAAATCTACTTTGGTAGCCATATCAAGAATGTTAGCTTTTGCGGCTACATAAGCATTGTCTTTTGCCCGTTGTAGTTCACTCCCATATCTTGCAACTAAATCATTGCCCCAAGCTTGGTTGTAACCTTCGCGCAATAAACTATCTAAATTTGCTTGTGATGGATTTTCTCGAAAGTTTCTTATAAGAGGTTCAGCTTCTTTTTGAAACTTTGCCCATCCCACACGATTTGCTTGGGCTGTAATAGAAGGTATAAGGTCGTCAGCAATTAACGTACCGTAAACCTCTTTTGTCATTTGACTCGCGGTTTCTGCATCTGTGGTCTGCAATAAGTCAGCCATATAGTTTGTGGCTTCACCAGCGATTTTAATATTTTCTAGCTGTAACTTTCTTTTAGCCTGATCTTCAGCTAATTTCTTTTTACGATTATACTCAGCAACATTGCTTTCCATCAAATCCCGTGTAGGTAATATTGCACGAAAAGACTTATTGTTGCCAGCTAAAGACTTGGCATAATTCTCTCTTTCGTCTGCACTAGCCCCAGGATTTGTTTGCACAAAGTTTGCATAAAGGGCAGCGTTTTCTTTTCTTCTCGCTGCAAGGTCTTTTTCACTCTCGCTGTAACCTTGCTGAAACGCACCAAAATCTATCATTCTGTTATCCTAGAAATTATTTGCCGACTTATAGTTAGACCACCAGCCGCCAAGACCTTTGGACGCTTGACTAGCCAAAGTTTGTTGATTAGCCGCCATAGTACCTAATGCGCTTATTGAGTTTGCATTTGATATACTTGCTTGCCCATCAGCCGAATAAGAGTATGGGGCAGTAGCAAGGTCTATAGTTTGATTGATAAAATCATTAGCAAGCTGATTTTCCGCACCAACTAAGTTTAACGCATTTGTATAATCCGATAGTGCAGTGTTGTTACGCATACTTTGTAGCGCACCGATTTCTTCTATGTTGCGACCACGCATTGCTTTTTCGTTTCCGTAAAAGTCCTGACCGTACTGACCACCACGCAAGTCATTGTTCAATGTAGTAGTTCCGTAGTTCAATCCATCAGTAACTAAGTTTCGAGCCATATTGCGTTCTGCATTAGTCATATTCTGTTGGTTCGATGCCGCTTGTTGTAGACCAGCGATGTACTGTTGTGCATCACCAACAGCGGCAAGCATGTCACTGTTGTAAGCTTCACGGGCCGCATCCTGAGAGGCTCGTTCCATTTGAATACGAAGGGTGGAGTTTTCCATCCCTTCGGGAATATTAGCAAGTGCTTTAGAATACTGTCGGTTTAATGCACGTTCAGTATTTTGATTGCGTAAGTTCTGAAAAGACATAGCAATCTGATCTTGTAGCTGTGCATACTTCAACGTGTCTGGTGCTGTAAGCTTTGCTTTTTGATCTTGGAAGTAAACTTCGTC